CGTGATAGGGCATCTCCTTTCGGTTTTTCCTTGTCAGGGAGCAGTCTTACTCCCCGGCAACTTCTCATCCTGGCTGCGCTCGGGATAACCCGTGCGTAGTAGTCTTAAAGACCACAGGATCGTAAGTAGGCTTTAAAAGCTATGTGCCTTCGGAAAGCATGTAGTTCCTATTTACTAAACTCCGCAATTACTCTTGGAGGTTAGTCCACATGAGTTTTCCTGATCCTGTTCAGTTCACCTACGATACCGATACCATCACTTGTCCTAAAATACAAGATGATGGTTTGATGTCTCTGTATAGATTACAGAGTGGTAATGTTCAATATGACGTTACCATTTCACATCAAATTAGTAAGGGCCGTGTTAGACGGATGTTCCGAATCGATCATACTCTGATCGCTCCGGATCCTCTAACTTCTGCGAATCAAAAGCAGACTTACGGCGCTTACCTCGTTGTTGATGAGCCAGATTCTGGCATCATTGACGACGAGAATATCGTGTTTCTCGTGAATGCCCTTACGGGCTTCTTGACGGCTAGTTCTAGTGCAAAGCTGGTTAAGTTACTTAACACAGAGCACTAGTTTATGCCCTCTAAGGTGAAGGGATGAGGCTCTCAGTTACTCTTGTGGCTAGATGCAACACCCCCGAGTCCGGAGGAGGCATGAAAAGCTACGTAAGTAACTTCCACGAGCTCGCACGGCTTATCTATATAGATAGCTGTGCGAAGTGTGTTGTCAACGTCTCCGATTTACGTGACTTAAAGACAATGAAGTCACGGGTCAGAACAGAAGGTATATCGTTTTATACGATTACCCTTCCCATGTTTGCTAGGGACTTCGAAGAAGCCCTCGCCATGGGACATATTGACTCCAAACACTTTCTTGGTTTCAAGAAGGTGCAAGCAATCCCTGAACTTTTTCAAGGTATGCTTAGTCATCTGTTTGACCGGGAGACAGGAAGGCGTTTAAATGTATCCGAGTCTATTTTACCGCTTGAGGATATTCCTACTATCGTTGAGTGCGTCAGACAGATATGTCTTGCATTCAAGAAAGTGGAACTCCCTTGCAAACCCGAAAGGGTTGCGAAAGCGGTCTCGGACTTCGTTAAAACGGAGCGAGACCTCGCAGAGTTTAGACCAACGGAAGAAATGGTGGCGAAATTTTGCCATCTATCTTTTGTGCTCTGGAGTAGGGTTCTTAATAGAATCTCTATTGAGGACATTCATCCAAAGCATGGTCCTGGAGCTGTCGCGGAAGGTTATACTTCAAATATGAAGTATTCCTGGAAGCGATGGCATCAACGTCTTGAACCTTACTTCCCTTTAGACACTTTATATCCCTCTTGGGATTATTTTGAGTCTAA